GGTAAGTTAAGTAGAATCTGTGGTGAATAATAATCGTCAGAATCAATATACATTTCAGTATATTCGGCATACTCTTTTAGAGCTTTATCATAATCTCGTGCAAACGACAAGTAGTACAACCAGAAAGATGGTGTAATAATTCTAAATACTTGCTCTAACAGAGCATAATATCTATTTTTACTCACTACTGTGGAGAACCACTTCTTGTGGAATTCTGCATCTTGTTTAGAGATGGATTCAACACTCCTTGATATTTTATCAAGGATCACGGGATATAACCCGTGCCATAAACAATAGTTTATGTTATCTTGACTCATAACCCGGTTAAGAACGTAGCAACTCAACGCAGAAGCGCTCAGTTGCCGTCTAACTATAGGGGAGTCCAAGATACCCATAGACGCCCACATGGCAGAATATATTACTTTGGCGTAAGCCTTAGGATATTTCTCCATTGTGGATCTTAATGTAGGTCCGTCTGAGAAGAATCCTTTTCTCAATGCTTCCGTGAATACAGAACCAATAAAATACTTCTGCCGGATAGAAGCTAGGATATTTCCTGCTCCTAACGGAGAGATGTCGCAAAAGGGTCCTTTCCATCGTTTAGCAAATTCAACTAAATCATTAGATATTAGTGATTTACTAAGATTGATCGATACACCAAGTGTAGACATAATTATTTTATATTGTTCCGCAACTTTGTCGTGATTGATAACAATATCATCACCAAGGAGTGCATATTTTGTAAAGTTTGATTGCCCCGCTCTACGAGCAGCAAGATTAACGATAACATGATGTGTCAACGCTAACATTGCCCAAGAAGAATACGCCCCCATTGGTTGCCCAACAGAGTATTTAATGTACTCTCCCTTGTAAAACCAGGCGAAATCAAGTAATCCTTTCCAGGCTAAAGAGTCTACTTTTAAGAGTCTGAGTATTTGAACCTGAACATCTATAGGAAGACGATCTGTTGCGGCTGAAAGATCAAAAGAATAGAATTTATGTTCCGGATCGTAATTTGCAATTAAATTATTTAATGCAAGATCCTGGTCCATAGTTCCATCTTGAGGTATTTCACGTAACTTATCAAAGATACAATCGTGTAACGGGAGCAACGCAAGTTGAACCCACCAGTTAGTTATTGCAACTACTCTGGCTTTACCCGGTTGGTCATAAACTATGGATAATTTACCAAGTTTTGATGGATCAATAAGCCCTAATAATCTAAATATTAGATAGAAGGGCCCACTAATAGCAAGAATTATGTACAACCAAATTAGGTAGTCATAAGACTTAGTTGTTAACGCCAAGCGTGAAAAGTAATAAAGTTGTCTAGGGTTCTCGATAAATGCTAATGCATCTATTCCAGAAGTCCAAGTCGCTTTCTTACCGTT